GTATCTATCATATCGTTAATAGTTATTTCTTGAGCTGTTGATGTTAAAGTTAAATTTCTTGTGCGTAGCATATTATCTCCTTATGCGGGTAATTCCCCTACTCGATTATACCCTATAAAAGGACAAAACCCAATCAGAGGCGGATCCGATTGGGTTCTGCTGATCTTACGATCATGTACTGGGAGCATTTATAGTGGGATGCTACAACCAGTACATAAAGAGTATAAAATATGTTCTATCTTAAGTCAATAGACTTATTCAGTTTCTTCTTGTTCTGGTGTAAATGATGGGGCAGGCCCCAGTAGGTACCCTTGGTTATGATATTCAACCATTTTAGATACATCTTCTGGTCCCACCAGTTTGTTTGCTATTAGTGTTAGCAAGTCATATATTCTGTGTAGCATAATATAATTAACCATAGGAAGGTTATCTTCTAAATTTTGTGGTTTTTCATTTTCCGTCATCTGGTCTCCCCATATCTTCCCAGAACTTTTCTCGACCCATTTGGTCTGTTTCTTTTATTTGGCCGCCGTCAGTTTGAATCAACGGCTGATTTAAGTTGTCCATAGTATTCCAATCCAACAGTTTTCTTAAAGCTGCATGATAAACAGTATAAGTATATTACACCCTCACCTGATTCATTGCACATTAAAGGGCCCTGATCCATTGGACATTCAATCCGTGGAACAAGGCCCTTCTCTGCTAAAAGAAGGTACTTAGACACATACTGTATCTTCATGTACCCACCTTTCTAATTTTGGAATTCCATTAGGAATTCTTTGTATCTTGCCCCGTTAAGGGAAGACCATGACGACCAGTCGGTTCCGCCTTTAGTCATATAATACGTTATCTCTGCGTTTATTACTGGATCAAGCAATAAAATGTTTGACCTTAATTCAAATTTTTCTTTACGATCAATGCCGAGTTGTCCCAACATATTAATCTGAAAAATTCCATAGGAACTGTCTCCAGTATTCCTGTTACCATTGTAAGCCATAGGCCTTGCATTGGATTCTGACTTAGCAATAGCCCAAGCCTGTTTAAGGGCTTTTCCTTCAAAACCAACAGCTGATAGGAGTTCTTTTAGTTCTCCGTCTGTTAGCATCTCAGAAGGCTTGTACACAGTAGTGCTGTACTTCTCTAAGGTTTCTTTCTTTAGTTGTACCGTTGATTTAACAGGTATTTCTACCTGCAATGCTTGAGTTGCTTCTGGTCCAGGCTGGACTGTAAATAGAAATAATGTTATCATTCCTATATAAGACCAGTTATGAACGACTTCGCTCAAACGTTGTTTTATATTCTCCATTGGCATTTCCTCCTTTAGAGATAACGAACTATAATAGTAGCATTGATAGGATAAGCCTGTCAAGCCAGTCAACCAGAAAATAAAATGCATATTTCTTATTACACAATACGAGCAGGGCTAAACCCTGCTGTTGGCTTTGGCTATGCTGGACAAAATATAATTAAATCTCTACAGGAATTAGGGCATAGAGTAGATTTTGCAAATCCAAAAGCAAGTTTTCAATTAAATTTTACTCAACCTCATCACTATAAAATGCATAGGGGCCAATATCAAATTGGATATACCCCATGGGAATCTGATAAGATTCGTGATGAGTGGAGAGAAAGAATGAACTTGTGTGATGAAGTTTGGGCAACATCTGATTGGGTGGCAGATGTATATAAGAAAAACGGAATAACTTCTCCTATTAAAGTTTACCCTCATGGAATTGAAAAATGTTGGTCTCCGTATAAAAGAGTTGTTGATGAGGGAAAGCCATTAAAGTTTTTACATGTTGGAGAACCTTCTCCAAGAAAAGATGGCCAGTTAGTAACTGAAACTTTTATAAAATTATTTGGAAATAACCCAGAGTATCAATTAACATTAAAATGTCATGGGCAATCTACTATTAGAATTTATAACAATAAAAAAGAACTAGTCTCGCCAGACTCCGTGTATAGCAATATTAAAATAATTAAAGAAGAGTATCCAATAGAACAACTAGTTAGCTTGTACCATCAACATCATGTTCTGGTATATCCTACCTGGGGAGAAGGATTTGGTTTTATTCCCCTTCAAGGACTTGCAACAGGCATGCCAGTTATATCAACTTATGATTGGGCACATTATAAAGAATATTTAGGACCCCTAAAGTTAAAGTCAAGGCTTACAGATGCCGAGACAGAGGGTGTTCCGAAAGCTGTAGGAGACCCACACTTAGGATCATTTTATAAACCAGACCCTATTCATCTAGAAGATCAAATGGTTTATGCAGCTTTAAATTTTAAAGCAATGTCTGGATATTATTATTTTCAGGCAACTAAAATACATGAAGAATACAATTGGATTAAGTTGACCAAGAAAGCATTTAAAGATTTAGAAGAAAAATTTAAATAACCCTTCCCCTTTATATAGAAGTTTGGTAGAATAGGACTTCAACTAAAATTATACAACCGCAAGGCGGAGAAAAGGTGTTATTTAAAAATGTCTAAGACTATTGCAAACCCATACGAAAACTTTATCGCATTATCTCGTTATGCCAGATGGATTCCAGAAGAGAACCGTCGTGAAACATGGGGTGAGACAGTAGACAGATATTTTGATTTCATGTTAAATCATTTAAAAGAAAATTATAGTTATATTCCAGATGAGAAGCTTGTTGCGGAATTAAAAAACGGTGTATTTGAAAGAAACGTAATGCCATCTATGAGATCTGTTATGACTTCGGGAGTGGCTCTAGAAAGAGACAATGTAGCAGGATATAACTGTTCATTTGTACCAGTCGATTCCCCAAGATCATTTGATGAAACAATGTATATTCTTATGTGTGGCACGGGAGTTGGATTTTCTGTTGAGTATAAGTATGTCAACAAACTTCCTGCCATTCCAGAATCATTTGAAAAATCAACAACAGTTATCACTGTAGAAGATTCTAAGCAAGGTTGGGCAAAGGCATATCGTGAGTTACTGGCACTGCTTTGGTCAGGACAAATACCAGCAATTGATGTTTCTAAAGTTCGTCCCGCAGGCGCAAGACTTAAAACAATGGGAGGAAGATCATCTGGTCCACAACCATTAGTCAACCTATTTGATTTTACTATTGCTAAATTCAAAAATGCCGCAGGCAGAAATCTAAAGCCCATCGAAGCACATGACTTAATGTGTAAAATTGGAGAAATTGTTGTAGTAGGTGGAGTTCGCAGATCTGCTATGATTTCTCTTTCTAATATTAATGATATTGAAATGGCAGCAGCAAAATCTGGAAATTGGTGGGAAAACAATACCCAACGTGCCTTGTCAAATAATTCTGTTGCGTATTCACGCAAGCCAGATATGGAGCAGTTTATTGCAGAATGGAAGTCCTTGTATGATTCAAAATCAGGAGAACGAGGCATATACAATGTGGCCGCAGCTCAAGCCCAAGCAGCCAAATTTGGAAGAAGAGATCCAGATATTCACTACGGAACTAACCCGTGTTCAGAAATTATTTTACGTCCTTACCAGTTTTGTAATCTTTCAGAAGTCGTACTTCGTGAAAATGATACAAAGAAAGATATCGAACGTAAGGTTCAACTAGCAACAATTTTGGGTACATGGCAGTCCACACTCACAGACTTTAAATACCTTCGCAAAATTTGGAAAGACAATACAGAAGAAGAAAGATTACTAGGAGTATCTTTAACTGGACAATTTGGACACAAGTTTATGTCAGGAAAAGAAGACTTAATCTCACTAGAATCATTTTTAATGACTATTAGGGATTCAGCAAGAGAAACAAATAAAAATGAGGCTGGGAAAATTGGGATTCCAGAGTCTGCAGCTATTACATGTGTAAAGCCATCAGGAACAGTATCTCAATTGGTCGGGGTGTCTTCAGGAATGCATGCATGGCATTCTCCATATTATATTCGTACAGTTCGTGGTTCAAAAGGGGATCCTATTTCTACATTTTTAAAGGAAGTCGGAATTCCAGTAGAAGATGATGTAATGAAGCCAAACGACACATACGTTTTTTCATTCCCAGTAAAAGCACCAGAAGGTGCAATTGTTAGAAATGATCTTACCGCCATTGAGCACTTAAATATTTGGTTAGTTTATCAACGTGCATGGTGTGAGCACAAGCCATCTATTACAGTTTCTGTAAAAGAAGAAGAATGGATGGAAGTGGGGGCATGGGTTTATAAGCATTTTGACGAAGTGTCTGGAATCTCATTCCTTCCTCATTCTGATCACTCTTACAAACAGGCTCCTTATCAAGAAGTTGATAAAGAAGAATACGATGCCTTAGTTGCAAAAATGCCAAAGGATATTCGTTGGGAAGACTTATCTTTTTATGAAACAGAAGACGGAACTTCTACAAATGCCACGCTGGCATGCAGCTCAGACGGAAATTGTGAGCTTGTAGACATTTCTTCTTAAAAGTAGTACAATATAATTGGGGTAAAACCCAAAATTCCTGGGCACAACGCCCAGAAATAGGAGGATCTAATGAAACAAGATCTAAACAATGATGGAAAGGTAACTATGCAAGAGAAAATTCTCGCAGCATTGTCAAGCTATGGTCGCCACTTTTTGGGTGCAACCATTGCTCTTTACATGACTGGAAACACTGACCCAGGAGACTTAATTAAGGGTGGAATTGCAGCATGCCTGCCAGTTATCCTAAAGGCTCTTAACAGTAACGAACCAGCTTTCGGCTTTACCAAGAAGTAAAAACTAAAATCAATTAGGACGGCTCCTATGCTAAAATGAGCATAGGAGTTTTCCTATTTAGGAGATTTGGTAAATGGCAGGACAGAAAAACTGGGAAGTAGATCAAAATACTACCTTTTCATTTATTTTAGAGTATAAGGATCCTAACGACGATCCCATATCTCTTGTTGGCGCATCTGCAAAAATGCAGGTTCGTGATACAAAGGGTGGCAGTAAGTTAGCATTTACATTAACTTCTCCAGCTGGCGGTATTACAATAGACGAAGCCCTTGGCAAATTAACTATTAAGATGACCCCTACACAAACAAATAAATTATTCTATCCAAAATCTTCATATGACATAATGTTGCTAGATTCTAACAGCAATAAAATAAAATTGCTTGAAGGATTTATTACATTAAGTAGATCGGTTACTATATAATGCCAATTATAAACAATGACAGTATTCCAAAAGTTGTAGTAACAGAAACAGTTAATGATGTTGTAATTTCTACTTCTGGCCCGCAAGGACCAAGAGGTAAAACAATATTAAACGGCAATGGAGTCCCAGCAGAAAATCTAGGACTTGAGGGTGACTTTTACTATGATAAAAATACCACATATTTTTATGGACCAAAACCTAGTGACATTACTTGGGCTGGAGCCACAGCATATCCTCTAAGCACAAGCACTTTGACATATCCGTTCTCAATCGGTCAAGTTAGCGATGAAGGAACTTACTGGGCACTTGAAATAACCCATAATATGGGATATAACCCAAATGTAACCGTTAAAAACAGCGCAGGGGACATATTAGAAACAGGAATAGATTATAATAGTATTAACAAAATTACACTGACAATGGCTCAACCATTCGGTGGGACAGCATACCTGTCTTAAGGGAGAATAGAAAATGGCAAGATTATTTGTAACTGATATCAATCTTAACAAGAATGAACTTCAGAATGCCCGAATCCAAGGCTTAAGCTCTGCCCCGTCAGCTGCTGTAACTGGACAAATTTACTACAATACACAAGATAACATTCTTTATTATTACAATGGGTTAACAGCGCCAGACGGTCCATGGATGCCTATGGGCTCATCTGCAGAAGTTATACAAGATGTAATTGGATCTTCTGTATTAGGCGGAACAGGTTTAACTGCAACATATGTTGATTCAACAGGAATCACAACAATTGATTTAGATAATACAGCAGTTACTGCTGGATCATATGGTTCTACAACTAAAATTCCTACTTTTACAGTAGATGCACAAGGTCGTTTAACTGCCGCAGGAGAAGCTGACCTAGCTACACAACTAGATTTAGGTGCAGACAATGCACATGGTGGATATAAGCTCGACCTTCTAACAGATTCAATTAAATTTGTTGGTGGAGAAGGAGTAGATACCACTTACACAACAGAT